ATTCGCTTCTACATCATCTGAACTAGCATAAATACCATTTATTGTTTGTCTTAGTTCTTTTTCTAAGTCTGCAAAGTCTGAACCAACTAAAGTATTTTGATAAACCTTTTCTGATAATCTTCTTGTAAAGGTATTAGATACGTCTTTAAATTGAGTGTAATATTGTTGCTTTAAATTTTGTATTAATGCTAGATCGCCTTTAGTTAATTCTTGAAACTCTACAGGAATATTACCAATTCTTTTAAAAGCTTTTTCTATTCTCTTAGCTTGTTTATTAAAACCCTCTCTAACAACTTGATCTGCAAAAGGTAAATATTCACGATCTAATATTTGTTTTATTTTTGGTCTGATAGCTACAGCAGATTGTAATTCTATTAGCTTACCATCTTGTGTAGGTAAATCTCTATTAGCTAAAGATACTACCTCTCTTTCAATACGATCTAATGTAGAGGTTAAAGTTTTGTAATATTTAGCTTCTGCGATTTCGATTTGTTTGATTCTATATTCTGTTGCTTCTTGTACTATATCTGCCATTATTTGTATCTATCAAAAATACCTTAAAATAGCAAAAAGTGTTTTAGTGTCGCATTTAGAATAGAACCCCTTAAACAATCGTCCCTCTACTTTTTAATAAAATGGTCAGAACTTAAAAAAGTGAAAAAGTGAATATGTTATAATGGGGTATTAATAAAAACATAGGAGAGAAAATGAAAATAAAAAGTAATAGTACAAAATATGACTCTAAGAGATTAAAACAAATATTCTCTGAGTGTTATAATATTGTTAAAAAAAAAGAGGGTAAGCTTTGGAGATGGAAAGGTCTCAATGTTGAGATTAAATATATGAAAGGTTACCTAAGAAGCTATAAAGATAATTGTTATTCAGGTTATGCTTATTACAATCACCAATGGGGTGGCACTGATATGCTATTAAGACTAACTCAGAATATGGATATAAAAAATATATCTCAATTATTTTCTCACGAGTTATATCATTGTTATGGTTTTAAACACGGGCAGTTTAGAAGAAATCCTTTAGATGATATAGACATTGATAAAATAAGAAATAGGTTCAAAGGCATATCTTTATTAGCAAAAGAAAAACCGAAAGTTAAGATTGACTATGTGTCTTTAAGAAAAACTAGGGCAGAACAAAACTTAACTAGATGGTTGTCTAAATATAACTTTGCTAAAAACAAAGTTAAGAAATATCAAAGACAAGTTAAATATTATAATAAGTAAAAGTTAAGGCGATCAGAAATGGTCGCCTTTTTTATATCTGTTCTTCTTCTACTTCTTGATCTTCTTGCTGTGGTTCGTCTTGTGTAAAAGAACCCACTTCAGGTTTTGTATCTATCTCATCAAAGATTTGATTTAGCTTATCGTCATTATCAACTACTGCTCTAGCTATTTCTTTGTCTATCTCTTTCATAAGTGTAGCTGATTCAACTCCTGATGATTTAGCTTGTTGGAAGAACATTAAGTCTGAAGCATAATCTCTAATGTTAAATGAGTCAGGATAATTAATCTCACCATCAAACTCTACATTTTGGAATTGTGCGTATAGTCTAAATAATTGTTCTTCAGCTATTTCTAAGTTATCTGCTTTTTCAGATAGTCTAGCATTAAGTAATTCAAATTCTGTTTGTAAAGCTATTCCTGAACTTACTTGTGTCTTAGTAGTTCTTACTGCCCCAATATGAGCAATCCTATTTATTGAATTAACTTTGTTTTCAATAGACTCCATAATTGAGTTTAGATTAGAACCATTAGGTTGAAGTAAATAAGGTTTTAGATTTGGTTCCATTTCCTCAGGCATTTCAATAATAGCACCAGCACCAGCAGAAGCATTAACGCTGTTTGTTTTAACTAATGACGGGTGGTTTGATAATCTTATTAATTGTTCAATCTCTGAGTATTCGTTGTAAATAGCTTTTTGTAAATCTGCAATATCTGTTAGGTCTGATTGACCAATCCCTCGTTTGTGACTTTTGGAATTGTATAAAATAACTGCTGGTATTTTGCCAATCAGATTATCGGCAGTATCTATTACAACAGGTTCTTCTCTGTCAGGCATATAAACTGTATCAATCCTGTCAGGATACCAAACCCTCATATAAGTTCCGTTATCCTTATCTACTTCTTCTCTGATTTTTAAATAATCTAACTCATACTTTCCGTTAGGTTGTCTTTTAAAATTCCAATCTAAGCAATTCTCAGGAGTTACAATAGATACATATGGTCTAATATCTTGTTGTAGTTCTTCTGCTCTAGTGCTTGTTTGGATATTAGGTTTATCTAAGATCATAAAACAATGACCATAAATAGATGCGTAGTTTTGTGCTTGTTTAATTACTGAGTTAAAGTTGTTACCCTCTAAATCAGCATCTTTTAAAAAATTATCTAAGCTTTGTTCTTCTGCTAAAGAACCAAAGTCTCTTGATGGTTTTACTCTAAATAAAAATGATGAATATATTTGTATTACGTTTCTACAATGATTATCGCAAGGTGTGTTAGCTAATCTTTGATTGAACTCGTTATCTAATTCTAAATTATATCTATTTAAGTATTGGCCTAATGTATAATCATATCCACCATTATAAGATCGTATATAGTATTCCCAATTATTAACTGTCTCTCTATAATCTTTATGAACTTCTAATGCTGAGTCTCTGTTATATGCCATTACTTAATTGCCCATCTTGTCGGTTTAGAAAATTGAACATTACTTGTAAGGGGTTTAATATAATCAATTAAGTATCCTAAAGCATCATTCATATGGTCAAAACCTTGTTCTTTGTCAGGAATATTTGTGTTTTCCTTGTATATTTGTCTTTGTAATCCTTTTATCATTGTTTTACAAGATTTTGAAACAAAAATATATCGGTTCCCTTTAGAATCCTTTAGCTTACTATTAACAGCATTGACCCTATCTCTAACTGACGGGTGTTTATGTTTTACCTTAACTTTAAAACCAGCGTTTTGCAGTATGGATAAATCAGTTCGTCCACCAGCAGAAGTTTTACGTTGTCTTGAAGCTGGGTCAGGATAAACGAATATTTGTGCTTTAGAACCATATCTATCTCGTATTTCTTGGCACATTTCATCAGTATTACTTGAATAAATTACTATCTCATCTACGACATAAACTTTATCTTTTTCTATCTGTGCTACACAAGCTGACATTGGGTCTACGTTAAAGTCCATACCTAAATGAAATGGTTTAGACCAATCTATTTTCTTATCTATTACAGAATCAACAGGGTGAAAATTATAATAAACAGCACCAGCATAATTCTCAAAAGTTCCCTCAAACTCTTGTCTAAATGTTCTAATATCTATGTCCTGTTTAGCTTGTTCTATTTCTTCTTTAGAAACCATACCACCTTGAATAGTAGTATATTGGAAACTAGACCATTGATCGTCTTGCTTACCTTTAAGATACATCTCATAAGACCAATTACCATAACCTTTAGGAGTTCCGCACATCATTACATCTCCTAGAGTATCTGCTACTGAAGCACGTAATACTTCAAACCAAGTTCTTTTATCTATATCTGCAAACTCATCAAGTATTAAAAAGTTTAATCCTGTACCCCGTAAGCTATCGTAATTTTCAGCACCTTTTAATGATATTGTGCTATTAGTTTTTCTGATTCTGATTGTAAGAGTTGTCTCGTTTATATCCTCAATCCAATTAAACTGATTAAGCATTTCTTTTAAATTAGACCAGCATATCTCTTTAGCCATTTTAAAAGTTGGTGCTACATACCATATTTGCTGATTAGGTTTAGATGCGTATTTCATCATCTCAGTAATACATAGATAAGTCTTACCGAATCTTCTGCCTGATATTAATACTCTAAATCTTTTATCACACGAACTAACTTCGTATTGTGGCTTTGTTAGTTTGATTTTCATTTTAGCTAGACACTATTTCCTTGCATCTAAATTGTACCATAATTTTAGCTTGGTTCACATCATCTATACCTAATTCTCTAACAATACCCAACGCATTTATGTATCCAGCAGTTGAACAGTTAAAGAAATTTGTGTGTAAAGGATACATTTCCATTGGATTACTGCATTGCTGTATTAC